TGATGGTCTTATTCATGCTGGTAAAGAAGCCAATATTCTAGTCTATCAGTTAACTAGAATGGCTCGCGCGGGAGACGATATTAATGCAGTTCAAAAAGAATTATTTCAAACAGCACAAGATACTGGGATTGAATATACTGAAACGTTAAAGACATACAAAGAATTTCTTAACGAAAGTCATGACTTAAACGTTAGTCAAGATCAATTATTAAAAACCACAAGCAATATCTATAAAGCATTACGTCTAGGTATGGCTAGTCCTGAAGCCATTCAAGCAACTATGTCTACATTTGAACGCGCATTCCGTAGTGGGAAAATGCAGCGTCGTGTATTTGGTATGCTAACACAACAAGCGCCGGAGGTGGTCAATGCGTTAGCTGCTGGACTTGGCAAATCCAGAGAAGAATTGGAGGCAATGGCCAAGGCAGGAGACATTACTGCCAAGCAATTAATTGAAGGTTTAGGCAAAGTATTACCTAAGCTAGACAGAGATTTTGCCGCTAGACCACGTAAGTTAGGCGAAGCGTTTAATTATGCATGGAATGCTGCGGTAAAATTATCACAACAGTTATGGAAGCTGTTGTCGATGAATAGTATGGTAGCGAAAGGAATCATATGGTTAACTGACCAAGTGGTTAAAGGCTTAACTGCAATGACCACCGCTCTTGGTGGTATTGAGAATGTTTTACAAATACTTGAAATTACTATGGCTGTGGTATTTGGTCCGCGCCTATTGATGATGATATACGGCGCCGCTGTTGCTATGCGAGGATGGGCAGCATCTACTTGGTTAACTGTAGCAGGATATTTGGCTCTTGCCGCTGCTATATTTGCAGTTGTTGTGGCCATTACCGATATTGTTTCTTGGGTATCAGGCAAGAAGTCTTTCATTGGAGATTTTTTAGGCAATTTTGAAGATGTAATGAAGTATCTCAAGACAGCTTTTGCCGGTGCGGATTTCTTTGCTGGATTTAGAATGATACAAGATTTATTTAAAGGTGATTTCAAAGGTGCTTGGGAAGAATTTAAAACATCAATACGTGATGTAAATGGTTTACTTGGCGATATGCTTTTAATTGTTATTGCGCTAACTGCTGGATTTGTAGTTTGGAGAGCATTGAAATTCGTTGGCCTTATCCAAGCATTAACATTACTAGTTTCTGGAATAACTAAAGTTGGTTCTGCTGCTATAGCTGCGACCGGTTCTCTTGAAGCTATGAATTTAGTTTCTTTTGTTGGTTTGTTGGGCAAGCTAGGATTAGTTGCTGGAGCCTTAACATTCCTTTTGGGCATTGGTTCTGCTGGTGGAGAGGACCCAGCATTCAGTAAAGAAAAGAATGATGAATATTTACGTGGTAGAAAACCTGAAGATAAGGACACAGGCGTATCAGGATTTATGCGACGGTATCTTCCAACATGGATGACTGGAGTTGGACTAACACCATCTGTGGTTACTCCTGGCCAAGTAATTGGCCAAACCGCGCCAGGAGCAGGAACAGTTAATCAAGGCGATAATACTGTCAATCTAAATGTTGGTGGAGTTACTGTTAATGCTGTTGGTGATGATTCTGCTGGCGCTCTAACTAAGGTATTTGACAATGCCGCTAAAACAGCACTAGACGCTTTGGCTAGACAAGCTAAGAATGCTGCGCCTAAGACAGAGGCAGCAACGCAATGAGCGGATTAATTGGCATTGCTGGACAAGCAGTTAATCTAGGCAGCACTGTTTATTCGATGTTCTTTGCGGATAATAAGAAAAGTGAAATTGGGGTCATTGCTCTTGATGTTCTAGTCTCCGAAAATCTCAAGCTGCCATCTGATGTAACCAAGTATCCTATTGAAACTGGTGGAGAAGAAATATCAGATCATATAACGCAAGGCAATGAAGAACTATCCATTACCGGATCAATAGCATCTTCATCTAGTGAACTATTTGCTTTTTCGTTTGCGCCTTGCACCTCTAAATTTATTGATGCTATTAGCAAGTTGCGATCTATGCATAAGGATCGTCAGCCAATAACAGTGATAACTGGTCTAGGCAAATATGAAGATATGGCCTTTACTAACCTAGCAATTACTCGCAGCAATAGCGGTAAGGATGGTGGTTGGTTAACTATCAACGCTGATCTAAGGCATATCAAAAAGGTTTCGCTCAAGCAAGCAGATATGCCTGATGAACAAAAAGCATCTTCAGATACTAAAGGCAAGACAGGTAAAACAGAAAAATCTACTGGCCAAAGCGGCAATGCTGATAAGCCACCAGATCAAGGGGAAAATCCATTTCGTAAATTGGCTAGAGAACAGCTTGGATATAAGCCTCCTGCGGCTCCATTGATTGGTTCTGGTGGAGTTATTAATCCATGATTTCTCTTGCTGTATCTGACTTGAATAGTCAAGCGATCGAAGCCATTCTTGATGATGAATTGTTTTACATAATACTTGACTGGAATGATAGCGGACAATACTGGGAAATAGGAGTGCGCAATTCAGCCTATCAGACATTGGTGGATGGTATCTCTATGGTGCCAAACTATTTGTTATTTCACCAATTCAAATATAGTGATTTATTCAAAGGTGATATAATGGTAGGTGCTCCTGATTCCTACAATGGCCCTATTCCTCGTGATGGATTTACCAGCAAAGTATTTGAAATGGTCTACATTCCATATGCTGAATTGTTGGCGCTAAATGTTATTTGATAGAGTATATCGTTTGCTGGTCGGCAAAGGCAAAGCAGGAGTGGAAATCACTGACTTGCGTATCAGCTTTGATATTCAAAAGACATCCGATAAAAATCCCAATACGAATAAGATACAAGTATGGAACCTGCTTAGCACTACAAGGAAACAACTAGAGCAACCGGATACAAGATGTTTACTGTATGCCGGATATGCTGAGGATGTTGGTCCGTTAATGCTGTTTTCTGGTGGAGTAACCCATGCCTGGACTAAGTTTGATGGACCCAATGTGGTTACCGAATTTGAACTCGGTGATGGCGCCCAAGAGATACGTGACACGGCTGTTTCTTTTAGCTATGGAAAGGGCGTCAAATCAACTCAAATTCTTAATGATGTGGCCGGTAAGATGGGGCTGCCGTTAACATTGGCAAGTAACGCGCCAGAACGCCAATGGCAAAATGGTTTATCTCATCACGGTTCGGCCAGGAGCTTACTTGATAAAGTTACTAAAGGAACCAAACTCGAATGGTCTATTCAAAACGGCAATTTACAAGTAATTGAAAGGGGGATGGTTACTACTCGACAAGGCATTCAAATAGATGCTGATTCTGGTATGGTAGGGAATGCTGAACGCGAACGAGAAACTAAAGCTGAAACTAAGCCTACCAAGAAAGGCAAATCACCAGAGAAAGATTGGAATGGTTGGAAGGTTAAAACATTACTGATGCCAATGCTTAATCCTGGCGATAGAGTATTGTTGAAGTCGCGCGCGGTGGAAGGCATCTTTCGTATTGAAGAAATAAAGCATACTGGTGATAATTGGGATGGTGATTGGCAATCAGAATTGAAGTTAGTTGATCCTGCCAAGCCTCTCGGCAAGAAGAAATCCACTAAAGGCGGCAAAGCAGCTAGAGGTTCTGGTGGTGGAAGTGGAGACAACGTTTCTCCTGGCGATATAATTGAAGAAGAAGATTTGGATAATCAAATGGTGGAACTAGATGTTTGAACGTTTGGTTAGTGCTTTCCAAGATATGATGGAAAGCAAAATGTCAGAGATGAATACTCATATGCCCGGCACTATAGTTTCTTACAATGCCGAAACTAACCGTGCTGTTGTGCGTCCTGATTTGCCTAAGGCACTTGCTAGTGATGAGTCCTTACCACCACCTAACATTGTCGAGGTTCCAATCGTATGGACAACAAGTAGTGGTGGTAAGTCTGGTCTTACTATGCCTGTTAAGGCTGGTGATGGAGTAATGCTTGCATTTCAACAGCGATCATTAGAAGGATGGTTATCAGGTAATAAGGATATGCCAGATGACCCGAGGCAATTTGATCTTTCTGATTGCGTTGCAATTCCTGGCTGTTCTTCAACTGGTATATCTGCTGATCCTACTGATGTCGTCCTTAGGTTCAATGAAACAGAGGTTCGCATTACTCCTGATAATAATGTGCGTATTGGTAACAATAATGGTTTTATATCAGTGGATTCAGACGGTAATATTATTGTTCAAGCTAAGTCATTAAAGCTACAAGCCGATACTATTCACGTAGATGCTGGTGGTCATTCATTTACTCTAGAAACGCATAGACATATTGGCGTTAGATCAGGACCAGATGTTTCTGGAACACCGATATGATCACTAGGCTTCTCATTCTTCTGGCGCTGTTCTTGTTGTCGTTCTTTTGGGCACCACCTAAACCAATGCAACTTATTGTATGGGTGATATTGGCGGTTACACTTATTCTAATGCTGTTACCTCTTGCTGGTGTATATACAAGATGAGTGGTTCTCAAGGCACTTATGATCTAGCATTGTCGAGATCAGATCACGACATGATGTTTCCGGTAGTATCCGCGCCAGGAGTAGTGCCGCCTAAGCATGCTATTTGGACAATCAATGGTGCTGATAAAGTTGCGCAAGAAGTGAAGATCAATCTACTAGCATTCTTGGGCGAATGGTTTCTTGATATTACTTTTGGCGTGCCTTACTTGGAGGACATACTAGTCAAGAACCCACATATGCCTAGCATCGAAACAATCTTTCGTTTCCATATACTAGATGTTCCTCACGTAACACTTATCACCAGTTTCAATATGACCTGGGACCGCGCCAGGAGAACATTGACAGTTAACTTTGCAGCTAATACTGATTATGGGCCGATACAAGACTCAGTGATATTGGATACAATGCATGTCTGATATTATTCCTAATCCATTAGACTATGGTGTATTGCCTTCTGGCTTTTCGCGTATGCGTCTGCCGGAAATTCGGCAAGCGATCATTACAAGTTTACAAACTAGCACCGGACTTACTTTTGAAACACGACCAGACTCAATTACTGGACAATTTATAGATGTATTCGCGGAACGTGAAGCGACAGTATGGGAATTGGCGGAGGCAGTATATCATGCTATGTATCCTATATCTGCCTATGGCGTTAACCTTGATCACGCAGTTAGTTTCTCTGGCGTCAGAAGATTGTTCGCACAACAATCTCTCGCCTGGATTGTATTGTATGGAGTAGAGGGCACAATTGTTCCTGTTAATGCTGTTGTTAGATCGAACATAAGCGGAGAGGATTTTAATACAATACTCCCCACCGCGATTAGTATAAACGCGGCGGGCGATATTACGGTAAGCGTAGATACAGCGACTGTTGGACAACAATATTATGTCAGACTTGATACCATTTATTATAGTTATACTGCTGTAGCTGGAGATACCAATGTTTCGATTGCTAATCAACTAGAAGCATTATTGGTTGCATCTCGCAACGTTATTGAATTAGATGCTAACCATATTCGGATTTATACTGTTACTAATGTGCCATTTGCTGTTATGGTTTCTACTGGCGTATCTGTCTTTAAGCAAGGAACAATAGCAGTTGCTCAAGCGGTTAACTATGGGCCGATAGAAGTTGGTGCTCATACGCTTACGCAAATCATCACGGTAATCAATGGATGGAACACTGTAGATAATTTGGTGGATGGACAAATCGGACGTAATCAGGAAACTGATGATGAGCTGCGTCTTAGATATAATAGTGGTGTATATATTCTGGGCGCTGCTACTTTGCCTGCTATTCAAGCTAATCTAGAACAGAACATACTTGGTCTACAAACTGTTCAAGTATATGAGAATGTAAGTGATACTGTTGATGCTGATGGGCGCTCTGCCCATAGCATTGAGGTGGTAATATTTGGCGGTGATCCTCAACAAATAGGCAATGAAATATTTCGATTGAAAGCGGCAGGCATTGATACTTATGGTGATACTACAGTAAATGTAATTGACGCTTCTGGTTATAATCACCCTATTAGTTTCAGTAGGCCAGAGCCAGTTTATATATGGGTAAATTGTATTCTTTCGTTGTATAATGAAGAGGTGTTTCCGCCTAATGGTATTCAAGTTGTTCAACAAACTATAGTTGATACTGGAAATCTATTTGGTGTAGGAGCAGATATAATCATTCAAAGGTTCTATGGTCCAATATATCAAGCAGTATCTGGAGTGGGCAATATATCACTTGCAATCGCAGTGGAACCTGACGCGACCACAGCTCCTGCTTCTGGTGACTTTAGTTCTAGTAATGTTTCTATTGCTGTTAGAGAGCTTGCTCGTTTTGATTTGGTTAGGGTATCTGTAACAGTGTCATCTCTGTAGGATAAGCGAAATGTCTGCTGCTCCCGGCTGGAAAGATGGTGATATTCCAACTCCTGATGAATGGAATAGTTGGTGGGCTAGAAAATTAGACAATAATGATTCAGTTATTACTACTGCTTATTTGCCGTTGACAGGAGGAAATCTCAGCGGACCAGTAACGCTTGTTGGTGGAACATTTACTGGAACATTTGCTGGTAATCATACCTATTCTGGCAATATAACATTTTCAGGGAC